TCTCGAAACAACGTGGGCTTGACGCATGGGATTTTCATCTCAAGACGACCTGATCAACCAGCTCACGGTTAACGGCAAATACGGCAACGTCTTCTATAACAAGACGCTGGCGTCTGCGGGTACGGCTGGCCACTGGACGCTGTTGGCAGGCCATGCGGGTACCCCTGCGGCTGCGACCTTCGCGGGCTCTGATCTCACCTATGTGGCGACCGATGACACATGGTCGGAGGGTGCGCCTTACCATGGCGGCGATGTCTCGACGGCGACAAAGCACTTTCTGAGCGCTGGTGCGGCGGTTGTAGCTGCTGCGGGTGCGCCCTGGTATCTGATGGCGATTGACCTCGTGGGCTATGTGCCCCTTTCGGGTACGAACGTCAGCACGAACGGCACAAAGACCGTGACCATGACCGCGCTGGGTTCTGGAGGCGGCACGGGCGACCGGTACGCGAACGGCGAAGGCCTCCGCATGTTCGTGGCGGCTGATACGGCTTTGGGCGCCAACGCTCCGACCTGCATTGTGAACTATCTGGACCCGGGCGGCGGGGCAGGCGCGACCACGACATTTACCTCGACGGCCTCTCTTGGCGTTGGGCAGCTGCTCAATAGCGGGACGGCGGCCAACAAGTACAATCCCTTCCTGCCTCTTGCTACGGGCGATACGGGCGTTAGCGACATCGTCTCGCTGGTCTGGGCTGGTACGGCTCACGCTTCGGGAACTGTGATCATCGGTCTTTGCAAGCCGCTGTGGACGATCCCCGTTCCTGCGACAGGCCTTTATACCAAGCTGGACTTTGTCAACGCCTTCCCCTCGATGCCGCGTATCAAAGACGGGGCGAACATCCAGTTCCTCATGTTCCAGACCGGCGCGACGACTTCGGCCGGCACAATCATGGCCGACTTTGACTGGGGCTATGGAGGCTAAAGTGGATAAATCGCTCATTGATATTGTGAACGACTTTCCGTCTTGGCGGGGAAATCCGTTTACTCTGCTCTCCCTGATTATCGCGCGCCATACCGATATGATGAGAGAGAAGCTTATAGCGGCTGGATTTCCAGACGCGGCCGATCTGCTCTAATGGCTCTGCTTCAGAACGGCTTCCGGGATGCCTCGGCAGGCGTTCGCATATTCGGGGCCACGGCAAGTAACAACGCCTATCCGTCGGCGCTGCAAAGGAACAGCGACCAGACCGGACCAAAGCGGAACATTTTCACGGCGGAAGGGTATTCGGCCAAGGCGGGCATTCCCGCTGGTCACCTGCATCCCTCAAGCTGGGTTCTGCCGCAGAAGGCGGGCGGGCTATCCAGCCACAGCGAGTCGATCGGCGTTGCGAGCTGGTCAGGCTCAATCGCCGCTGGCCGGAATATCGCGGGCACATTCGACGGCGCTGCGACATTCGAGGGCACGGGCCAACTTGTCGTCTCGGGTGTCGGCTCTTTCGCGGGCGTGGCGGCCTTCGCAGGTAACGTCACGGCGGCCCTTGGAGCGGCTGGGACATTTGCGGGGGTAGCAAGCTGGTCGGGTTCGACCACGGCGATTGCGCACGCGGTCGGGACATTTGCGGGTGTGGCTGCTTTCGAGGCGATCCGGTACGCGACGGGGTCGATAGCGGGCTCATTCTCAGCGGCGGTTGTGTTGGAAGCTCAGGGCTTCAGCTCATACCTGCTGGATCAGGAGGACGTCGAAACGGGCCTGACGCTAAGGCAGGCGCTGCGTCTGGTGACGGCGGCAACGGCTGGCAAGATCAGCGGCGGCGGCGGCGCTACGGTTACGATCCGCAACGCGGTGGCTGACGGTGTTGACCGCATCGTCGCGGATGTGGACTCGAACGGGAACCGCACCGCCATAACCTACGACCTCGACTGATGGCTAACTTCTTCTCAGCTGACTACTGGAAAGCACTCTACTTCAAGGCGATGGGCGGGCAGGAAACTGCCGTTGATCCCAACGCAATGCGCGGCACGTTCGCCGGCAGTGCGAGCTTCACCGCTGATCTTGACGACGGCAGGCCGGATGCTGGCGGCGCTGATGATACGGGGGCCGATGGCCCGCCGCCCAAAAAGCGCAAGCGTCGTATACTGTGGGATTACGAGCTAAAGACGCCGCAGGATGTCTTCGCTTCGCTGCGGGGCTTCCTTGACCGTAAAAACAAGAAGCCGGAACCCGAGGCCAAGGCCAAGGCCGAGGATATTGCTGCGCTTGTCGCTGCTGAGCCGGACGAACTGGTAAGCGCACTCGCAACTGACGACGACGATGAGGACGAAATAATCATGCTCCTGATGGCCGCCTGATGACGCCCGGAGAGCGCGCTTACTGGGCGGATGAAGTCGTCAAGGTCACGGCCGACGCCTTTGACGATGTCGAACGGCGGATGCTCAAGACTATCCTGAACGCTGAGAGCGCGGATCAGGCATGGAATGCCCTGCTTGCCTATCGTGGCCTCGATGCCGCCCGCAAGCAGCTCAACAGCTACGTGGATACTGGTAAACTGGAACGCGAAGCCGCCAATCGGCGGGCAGCAGACTAACCCCCAGAGGACAACATGGATCTCGATACAGCGCCCGCCCCGGTGGCGGACAGCGCCCCCCTGTCTATTGAGGCAGCGGTCAAGCATCAGCAGACATTGCGCGCCAAGGGCGCGACACGGGTTGAAGACCCCGAACCAGAACAACAGGCAGAGACAGAGGCGAGCGAGCCCGTCGAAGCCGACACAGAATCCGATCATCTTACCCAGGATGGTCAGGACGTCGAAGGCGAGCCTGAAGAGGCCAACGCGGAAGACGACAATGAGGCCCCGCCCGAACCGGTAACGGCAATCGAGGCCCCTCAGTTTTGGGATGCCGAAGGCAAGGAACGTTTCGCCAAGCTCTCGCCCGCCTCACAGAAAGAGGTCGTGGAGTACGAGAAGCAGCGCACCGCCGCAGTTGCCAAGGCCATGCAGAAAGCCGCCGAAACTACGAAGCAATCCGAAGCCAAGCTCAGGCAGCTTCAGGAAACAGCCCAGAGGATCGGTAATTACGTCGAAGCCCAGAGCGAGCACATGCAAGCCTGGGAGCAGTGGCTAGGGAGCCCATCAGCCGCCGAACTGGCGCAGGCCAACCCGACCGCCTACAACGCAGAGATAGCGCGTTACGACCGCGAAAAGCGAGATTTCGAGAAGGTCCAGGCCGACAAGGCCGAAGCCGAGCAAGTCACGTTTCGCACGTATGTTGAAGAACAGCGCAAGCTTCTGCCGGAATATGCTCCTGAACTTGCGGACCCAAAGGAAGGTCCAGCACGCATGAAGGAAACGATGAGCTACCTGACCGAGCGGGGCATTCCGCTTGAACAGGTGCGAGGCATATCTGCGATTGAAGCGTCCGTCGCCTACAAGGCCATGCTTTGGGATAAAGCACAGGCGAAGGCGAAGGAATTGCCCAAACCCAAGCCGAAGCCAGCAGGTCCGACCGCTCCCGCGAGTGGTCAGGGCGTCAGAGCTTCATCGTCAGAAGCACGCATCAAGCAGCTCAACTCCATGCATTCGCTCACAGTCGAGCAGGCCATGGAATTGCGGCGCCTGAAGCGAGGATAATCAGGAAAAACCCCAATGGCTGTTAACGCCGGAACTCTCGTCCGCTCTGCCGTAGTTGGCGAGCGCGAAGACCTCGAAGATACGATCTATCGGGTGGTCCCCGAAGAGACCCCCTTCACATCCAACATCGGCAAGATGAAGGTGAAGAGCGTTCTGCACGAATGGCAGATCGAAACGCTCGATTCCGCTGACCCGGATAACGCCCAATACGAAGGTGATGAAATCGGCACGCACACGGCTGCGCACGCAACCGTGCGCCGTAACGTGTACGCGCAACGCTTCCGCAAGGACGGATCGATCTCCGGCACCGTCATGGCGTCGGATCGCGCCGGCCGTGCGGACGAACTCGATTATCAGAAGATGATCCGTGGCATCGAACTTCGCCGGGACATTGAGGCCCGCATGATCGGCAACAAGGCGTCCATCGCTGAAAGCGCTGGCGTCAACCCGATGCGCACTGCCGGCGCTTTGGCCTGGATCGCCACTAACGACAGCTTGGGCGCGACGGGCACGTCGGGCGGCTGGTCTTCGACCGGTGTTGTCGGTGCGGCTGGCAACGGCACGCAGCGCACCTTCACGGAAACGCTGCTCAAGGGCGTGCTCGTGACGGCGTTTACGAACGGGGCCAAGCTGAGCCAAGCCTATATGTCGGGCACGCACAAGCAGATCGCGAGCGCCTTCACTGGCATTGCGGACATCCGTGCAAGCGTCTCTGGCTCGTCTCAAGCGACGATTTACGGGGCCGCTGATACCTATGTCAGCGACTTCGGCTCCATCTCGTTCATCCCGCATCCCTACGGCCTCAGCCGTGATTGCCTGCTCATCGATCCGAGCGGCTGGTCCGTCGGCACCTATCGCGGCATGTCCACCACGACGCTCGCGAAGCTAGGCGACTCGGAACGCTGGATGACGATCGCTGAGAAGATGCTCGTTTGCAAAAACGAACTCAAAGGCGCGGCGATACGTGACCTTACGTAACGTCAACTAAGTCTCCGTCCCTGGAGTGCTGAACTGGCGGGCGGCTCACATCGGGCCGCCCGTTTATTTTCAATGGAGCCACCATGACCGAACCAACGCTGGAAACAGCTGACGAGGTCGAAGCCGTCTCGACTGCCGAGCGTAACAAGCTGCTGGCGGAAGCCGGATCGCTTGGCTTGACCGGGTTTCGCAAGAACATCTCAACGGCCGCGCTGGCTGAGCTTATCCAGCGTCACAAGGATGCGAAGAAGCAGGCCGACGAAATCCTGCGGGAACAGGCCAAGATTACAGCGACTATCCAGAAGAATGAAGTCCTCTGCCGCGTCACCAAGAAGGGCGACCAGAAGCTTTCGAAAGGCGTTCACATCCCCGGCAAGGGAGACCTTTGCTATGGCTGGAAAGATACGGTCATGATCGATCGCAGGGCGGCCAACGAACTGGAAGAGCGCGGTTTCGTCGAGATTGAAGATGCAGCTGCCTAACGCTGTCGCTCAGGCGATCCCATCCGGCTTCCGTCACTTCATGACCACGGCGGCCGGCTGCCATTGGTTCGTGCGTTACGAGCATGACCAGCATGGCAACATCATCGGGCGTGAGTTCGCGATGTTCGCAGATGTGACCCCTATTCTAGACAGAAACGTGGCCATGCAGAACCACAATGACGGCTGGAGCGTGGAGGGGCGCTCGAAGTCCGACAAACTGCTTCGCCGCGCCGCGTCAGTGCCATTTGCGTTGATCACAAAATGGAACAACGAGGAAGGCATAGACTATTTCAGCCAAGACCCTGACATGCAAAAGCGCGTTAAGGCCAAGCTGAATAGCCGTGAGTTCTCCAAACTCAGGACTGCGGAGTTCAAGCTGTGAATACGCGCGAACGACAGGAGGCGGTGTGACATGGGCCTCACGACTTACGCCGAGCTGAAAACGTCGCTGACGAGCTGGTTTCACAACCGCTCAGACGTGGCTGACATCGCTGACGACCTGATCGACCTGGCGGAAGCGCGCTTCAATCGGGAAATCGTCTCGCGCCGGATGGACACGTCAACCACGCTCACCATCACAAGCGGGGCCGCGACCATTCCAACGGGGATGCTGAAGGTCCGTTCCATCGTCCTCACGGCTTATCCGTACACGACGCTTGAATATACGCCGATCGAT